TACTTTTGAAAGATTATCCAGCCATTTCTCCGGAAGACCTGCTTCAACTGAAAAACTCACCTCCCCTGTGCACTTGCGAACCTGTCCCAAGACAATCAGGACATTCGCTTCGTTGTCCGGCATGTCCTTGACTGTTCCTTTCTTGCCGATGTACGGAACGTCATGCAGCGCTTCGACCCGCATAGCTACCTCCAGAAAAAAGACCCTCCCCGAAGGGAGGGTCGTAACAGTTACGCCGTGGTCGAGTCCGGGATGCCGTAGAAAGCATCCGCCACATACTGAACCGCGTGGCTTCGTCGCTTGGCATAGTTAATCGGCCTCACGACCTTGAACGCCACGCTGTCGGTCTGGAACATCGACATCAGCGTTGCGCTGGCGGCAGTCGGCGTGAACGTGTCACCGAGCGGCACCGTGTTCTGTTCGATGGTTGCATCCATCGACAGAGACACCTCGACACCGGTATCGCCGATCTTGTAGATGTCGGTCGGCTTCAACAGGATCATGTGCCCCGTGGTGACGTTGTCGCCGGTAACAACCGGATCTCCGAGCAGCGTCCCGCCAGAGGCAGACAGACCAGGGAACTCGGTCTGGCCAAGGGCGTTGTTCAGCAGGGAGATGGCCTTCGCCAGCGACGGCTGCATCACCAGGTAGAGGCCATCGGCGTTCTTGTTGGTGAGAAACACGGCGTACAGTTCATAGACGTCCTGACGCAACGCAGCTGCCGTGAGACCGTTCGACTCAATGGCAGCCAACGGAGACACCAGCAAACCTGCCGGAGATACGTTAGACACCGCTGCATCCGTGCTGAGGAACGTGCTGTCAACAGCCTGACCACTGGCGTCGACCAGAGAGTCTCGAACCAGCATTTCCGCCGACGGGCTGGAGTGCTTCAGAAGTTCTTTTGAAACCACTGAAAGAGCTGCCACCTTGAGCGGTGCTAGACTGACCGTGCTGTAGTCCTGAGCAGACACCGGAATGCCGAGTCCTTCACCCACCCACGCACCAGTCGCAGAGCCGTCTTGGCCCTTGATAACGACATGCGCCGGAACCTCTCGGAGCGGCAACTTGTCGTACACCGTCTTTGAGGTCAGGAAGGCGATGAAATCACCGGTGTATCGGGTATCCGCCTGTACCAGTTCCGCAGCCCACTCACCACTGATCGTACCGCCACTGGCGACGGCTGCCTTGATCACGCGAACCAGGTTCGGATGGGTCTTGCCCCACCGATGTTCCGCGATCTGCGAGGCCGTTTGCTCGAATCCGCCGAGCTGTGCCAGGGACTTCGCAATGATGCGACGCACGTAGGACTGGCCCTGGAAAGCGTCTTCCTTGTCCTGAGACCGGACCAGAATGGTCGGGCCTTTCGACTTGACCACTTCCTTGGTTGTATCGTCCTCGCCGGCAACCTCGCGCAAGCGCGTAAGATGCGCTTCAAGGTGCTTCACTTCCGTCTTCAGTGATTCGTATTCGTCTGCCTCTTCCTTGTCGAGAGTCCGTCCTTCTTCTGCCGACAAGTCCATCAGCGACTTCATGCGCGCCGCCGCATCGTTTCGCTTCTGCTGAAATGCAGTAAGCTGTTCCTGTGTGTTCATATGTATTGCTCCCGCAACGAAAAAACCCGCTCGATGGCGGGTTCTCGGGTTGCTTGTTTGAAAGCGGATCAGTCTAGATAGACAGATCCGGGACGACGGCGGACGCGCCGATATTGATCTTCAAGAATCACCACACCTTTACGTTGGCCGGACGCGGCCCGTAGTTCGGTGTCGAAACTCTTGACAGTTTGAATCGTTGCCTCGGCATTTGCAGGCACAGTGACCGCTGACAGTTCCAGCCACTCCCAGGATGTGAACCGATAGCTGTAAGTATCCTTGATCTGCATTTGCTCAAGCGGGCTGAACCCGATAGAAAGACCGCGCACGAGTCCAAGCTTGAGGCTTTGCCATGCCTCGTCAAGCCGGTCCTTCAATGTTCCTGGTTCGTCGATCTTGGCGAGTTTCGCCTTAATACGGATACCGTCCTTGCCAATGGTCGCGGAAGTCACGTCTCCGATCGGCTTCTCGCTGTTGTGCTGCCACAGAAGCGGAATCGGCAATTTGAATACCGCGCCTTTCGGTTCAACGATATCGCCAAGACGGTCAGGCGTTGGCGTGGTCGCGATGCCTTCAAGCTCTCTCTTACCGTCATCGAACGATTTGATCTCGAACAGGCTATAAGCTCGGTTCATATGACTACCCTGCAAAAAACATCTGGAATTTAGGCTTCTCGACCTCGGCCTGCGACAGGCCGAACGCCATGATCACACAAGCTATACCGTCGATCTTCTCGGCGGATCGCTTCTTGTCAGGAGCCCGGTTCATATTCACGTCAGTCCGCGCGACCAGGTTCGAGGCGTTCCAGTTCAGTACCGGATTGCCGCCATGCCTGAGATTTCCGCCTATGTAAGCGGTCTCGAATGCCTTGATGGCTCCGTTGTAGCTGCGCGGCCCCTGGATGAACTGCTGCAGTCCTCGCGGGTCTTTCTCGGTCGCGGCCGGCACCCCGTTGTCAATCAGACGATTCACTATGGCCGTGGCGTTCCACGGGTCATAGGCAATTGCCTGCGGCGAGAACCGTTCCCAGTCCTCCATGATGTCGTTCTCGATAATCGTGTAGTCGGCCACGTCTCCATCGGTAGCCCTCACATACCCTGCGTCGACCCATCCCTGATAGTTGACTGTCCCGCGCTCAGTCCTCTGGTGAACCGCATCCGATGGCACCCAGTACCGGCCCCAGACGTAATACGTCACGTCCTTCAACCACACAAGCCACCAGGAGCACATATCGGTCGTGCTCGCCAGGTCAAACGCGCCCCAGCACTTCGCTCCGACAAGGTCATCGAGCGGAACCTTGCCGGCGCATTTGTTCCATTTGACGATGTTGATCTCGCCGGTCGCAGTCGATGACTGCCTGTTCAGGCGCTTGATGCGGAACTCAGCCATCGAACCGGGTTTTTGCTTCGCCTCGAGAGCGTTTTCCCGGATCTTGGTGGCCAACCCCTTGTTGGCCACCATCAACGGATTCGCCTTGATCCATTTCGATTCGTCGAAATCGTCGTCGTCGTCGTCGATGGCGTATATAACAGCCAGGTAATGCTCGGCCTTGACCACTCCTTCCAGTACTTGCTTGGCGAAATGCCGCTCTTCCGGCCACGGCCCCGGGGTCTCGTATCCCTCGGTAGTCGTGTACAGGAACAACGGGTTGTTCCTCGCGCCGGCCGCTGACCTCAGCACGTTGAACAGATCGTGCGCCTTGTGCGCGTGTAGCTCGTCAAAGCACAGCGCCGAAGGGTTCAACCCGTCCTGAGTCGATGCCTTGGCATTGATCGGCTTTAGTGTGCCGCCGTTCTGGAATCTCGCGATCGAGTTGGCAAACGCCTGCACCGCATAGTTCTCACATAGGTCCGGTGTCTTCTCGACCATCCGCTTGGCAATGCCCCAGACGATTCGCGCCTGGTCACCAGTGGTGGCCGCGGATAGCAACTGCGGCCCAACCTCCGCTTCCTCGCATAGGCAATACAGCAGGATCGCTGCCGCCAATGTGCTCTTGGCGTTCTTCCTGGCGATTGCAAAAAGTGCCGTGGTGAACCGCCGACCGCCGTCGTGGTTCCGAAAACCGAACAACTGCACCAGGAAGAATATCTGGAACGGCTCTACTTTGATCGTAGGACTATCCCACACGCCCTCGACGTGCGGCAACAGCTCGATAAACCCGCAGGCATGGTTAGCCCGCTCCGGGCTGAAATTAAACGGTGGCCGTTTCCCCTGCGCCCGTTTCAGGTCTTTGAGAAAGCGCCGTGCAGCCAAGCGTATCCATTTGCAGTGCCGCTTTTTGTCCTCAATCGCCGTCTCCGCGTAAGCGATTGCGACCGAAACGAAGTCGTCAGGCTTTGAGCTGACTAAACTTATTCGATGCTTTTTTACTTTGGCCATCTATACTGATTCTCGACCTTGCGGACGGAGTCATACCGAACTCGGCAGCAAACCTCACCATGTCTGACGCCGCCTTGTTGGAGGTACCTACCAGAGGGTTCTGTATGGCGTTACCGTTGGTCGTTTTTATCATCAGGCCGCTGGTCAAGGCGTCACGCTCTGCCATCTTCGCGATTGCATCCTCCGCGGATCGCCAACGGCCGTAGGCAATGCAATATGCGGCAAGAGAAGCGATGTCGACGGCTGTCAGTATCCCAGCAGCATGAAGCCCTGGCGCCACTCGCTCCCACTCTTCCAGAGCATCGTTTTTCAGATACGAGGGTGGGCTTGGATCAGCTTCCGGAAGATCCAGATCCTCTTTGATCGGCCTTCCTCCAGGATTTCCAGTGATCACCTTCAGCCTTGTCGGAGTTGGCTTTCGTCCTCGCATAACCTCTCTGCCTTTTCACCTGTGAATTTCTCCCAACGCATGACGATCACGTCGACGTAAGCCGGCGACAGTTCCATTCCGTAACAGATCCGGCCCGTCATCTCGGCCGCGATAACCGTTGTTCCTGACCCGAGGAACGGGTCGTATACCGCCTGCCCGGGAGACGAGTTATTGACGATCGGTCGGCGCATGCACTCAACTGGCTTCTGGGTGCCGTGTCCGGTGGCCTCTTTCTTTGCTTGTCCTCCGAACGCATTCGAGTTCGAGATTTGCCACAGGGTCGTCTGCTTACGATCGCCAGACCAGTGCCCTGTCTTTCCTTTTCGTACCGCATAAAAGCAAGGCTCGTGCTGCCAGTGGTAGTGCCCTCTGCTTATCGGGGCATGCTGCTTACTCCAAATGATCTGAGCCCTGATTTCGAATCCTGCGTCGATCAAGTCCTGTGAGACTTTGTTAGCGTGGAGCGCCCCATGCCAAACATAGACGACATCTCCCGGAAATATAGACCACGCTCCTGTCCAGTCAGCCTGATCGTCATTAAGAACCGTTCCAGTACTCGAGGCTCCATATGCCTGCATGGAGCCTGACCGTTTCGCTCGATTCCGCCAGTCTGGATCGTAATCGACCCCGTAGGGCGGGTCCGTGACCATCAGGTGCGGCTCGACCCCTGCCAGCAGACCAGACACGTCCGTCACCACCGTCGAGTCCCCGCACATCACCCGATGCCCGCCCAGAAGCCAGATGTCGCCCGGTTTGGCGACCGGCTCCTCCGGCGGCTCCGGAACCTCGTCCGGGTCGGTCAGCCCAGCGGTGCCGGTATTCACCAGCCCGGCAATCTCCTCCTCACTGAAACCAGTCAGGGACACGTCGAAGGCCAGCGCCTGCAAATCGGCCAGCTCGACCCCGAGCATTTCCGTGTCCCATCCGGCATTCAGGGCCAGTTTGTTGTCAGCCAGCACGTAAGCCCGTTTCTGCGCCTCTGTCCAGC